TGCTTCCAGCTTTTCAATTCTATTTAATGCGACCACCAATGCTTGTTGTGCAATCTTTAAATCGGTTTGCATTTTAATTAATTTACTTTCTTTCATGTTAGTAGTTGTTGTTGTATATCTATCTAAATTTTCGTAATATTTACTTACACTATCCCCCATAGACTTCTATTTTCTTTTTAAGTTTTAGAATTTCTTTTTCTAATTCGTTTATCTTTTCTTCGGCTTTTCTTGCACGTTCTACCGCACGAAGTTTATCTGCACGGAATTCACTTATGGTGTGATTAAAATATAATTCGTTTGTGTATATTTCAGTTATATAATAATTAATATCAATTAAAACCCCCATCAAATCGTTAACGGTTTTGGTTGGCTTTTTATCTTGCCACTCCAGTAATGTGTTGGCAATTATATCAAAGTTGTTTAAGTAGTTTATATGTTTTAAGTTGTGTATTTTTTTATCCATTAGAATTTACATTTAGAACA